TCCGAAAGATCCTCGCCCACCTCAGGGATTGGCTTGCCTGGATGATCGCCGTCGTCTGGGGCATCAACGCACCGGATCGGCGCCATCGGATCGTCAGAGCGGCTTGAGTGATTTGTTCAGGGCGAACGATGTAGCGCAGGTCCGTCATCCTGCGGATCGTCGCCAGCAGCCCGCGCAGGCGAAGATCCTGCACCGGCGTGAAGTGTTGCGCGAAGCGGTCGGTCGGCTTCGATCCGAACCCGCCGATCAGGCAGATGCCCAGCGTTCCCGCGTTCCGGCCCGCCACATGCGCGCCGATCACACCCGGCAGACGGCCGCAGAGCAGCGTGCCGTCGCGGTCGATCAGCCAGTGGTAGCCCACGTCTTTCCAGCCGTTTTCCTGCACATGCCAGCGCCGGATTCCCTTCAGCTTGGCCTGCGAACCTGCGGCTTCCAGCCAGCCCGGCCGGGTGTCCGAGCTATGGATGATGGCCTCATGGACCGGATAGCGCGCGTTGCCCTGATAGATCATCTGTCGTCCTTTCCGTGGCGGGCGGGCGGCAACACCCGGTCCACCAGCCTGTCGGCAATCGTGGTGCTGCGCGCCTCGACCAGACCGGCAAGGCGCAGGGAGAACCGCGCCAGATGGCGCGAGAAATAGCCGGCGGCGATCATCACCACCTGCACGGGGAAATCGGGGGCCCAGCTTTGCGCGATCAGCGCGGCGACGTGGCTGGCGATGAAGGCCCCCATCAGCACCACCCACAGCTCGCGCTTGTCCTGTTCCGGCTCGACCTTCATGGCAAAGGCCGCGGCGGCAAGCGCCAGGAACAGCCCGCCGATCCATTCATGTGGGGCCAGCGTGACGCCAAGGCCCGCCAGCATGAGGGTGAGCCAGCTTTTGGCAACGTCTTCGATCACTTTCAGCATCCTGTGGCCCCCGTCAGGCTTTGATCGTGGCGGCAGTTTCAAACAGCGCGTCCACCTCGGCATCGCTCAGCCCCAGCAGATAGGCGAAGAAGGCGATGTTCTCGCTCTGGCGCTGCCAGTCGCCCGCGCTGTCGATCACCACCTGTTCCGCCCAGGTGGCCGTGCTGCGGTAATCCATCACCGCCGACCAGCGCGCCTCGCCCAAGGCCAGCACGCCCTGCATGCGGCTGCACTTCATCGCAGCGCGCCGTACGGTCAGGGTTTGCTCGGCTTGCGCTTCGGCGGTCACGATCCGGCTCAGGTCAATCAACATCGGGCACCTCCTCAGGACCGGGCAGCGCGACGGGGCCATCGGCCTCCAGCAGCAGCGGCGCGGGAAACAGCGTGGCCTGCGCAGCATCCGGGCCATGCGGCAGGATCAGCGCCAGATGCAGCACGCCGCCCGTGCGGGTGATGTCAGAGGCCAGCCAGTCACAGGCAACAGCGGCGCGGGGCAGCGTTGCGCCTTCGGGAATGGCCGATAGGTCATAGGCCACGCCGTTGATCGTCAGCGTGTCGCCGGCACGTTCCAGCGTCAGCCGGTCGTCGCGCCGCATCGGGGTCAGGGTGATGTGCATGGGGGCTTTCTCAATACCAAGTGCCGGTGGCGAAGGCGTGCATGGCCACCACGTCGCCGGGGGCAAAGGCGGTCATGCCCACGATGTTGGGCTGCCGCAGGGTGGCCTGGGTCGCCGTCACCGGGTCGGCCCGGGGGGCGGCGAGTTCGCCGGGAAAGGGCGCGGCAGCGGCCCGGCTTTTCAGGGTCATGATGACCGTGACCACGGATGACGCAAAGGCCGCTGGAAACGTCCAGTCGGCCTGGCAAGTGTTGGCAGAGCCATAGGGCAGATTGACGCTGTGCGCGCATTCCTGCGTGCCATCCGCAAGCCGCAGGTAGCGCCCGTTCGCATTGGTCAGCGATTCGGCCTGCCTCTCCAGCAACCAGAAGGTGCCGTCGAAATGCGCCCGGGTTTCCGTATCGGTGCGGATGTATCCGGCAGGCAGCACCGCGCCGGACAGGGTGCGGCACGCAATCGCAGCCCCGCCATCCAGCGCGATACTCGCGGCCCCGCTGTTCGCCGCCGTCGCGCGGAACCGCAGCATCAACCCGGCCGGGGGCGTGCCGGTGATCCCGGCCCCGCTGGTCAGCGCAATCGCATTGGCCGTGCCGCCGTAGGTCATCCACAGCGCAGGATTGGTTGCCAGCCCCAACGCAGTCCGGCCCGCCGCCGCATCCGAGGCCGACATGAGGCTGCGCCCGAAGGTCGTCGTGGTGCCAAGCTGCCAGTTGCCCGCAAAATCCATGTAGGGATAGCGGTTGTTGGTCACGGCAAGCGCGGCCAGACCCGCAAGGAAAGGCGTGGCCTCCTGCGCCCCGAGGCTGGCCCGCGCCCCTGCTGCGCTGTCATCCAGCAGCGCGCGGCGGATCACCCGGCCCGCCGATACTGCCGTGTCCAGCGTCGTGGGCGCAAAGCTGATGGCCTTGTAATCGGTGAAGCGAAGCCCGGCATTGCCGCCGCCATCGACAAACACATGGCCAGAAGCCACGCCCTTCATGGTGAAGCCGTCGAACACCGCGCCGGGGCAATTGACCGCCCGCACCGCCCGATCCGCGCCGATGATCGTCTGGCGCAGCGCGACAAGGTTGGTCACATCGTCAAACCACATCAGCGTGTTGGCCGCACCGGGCAGCGTGTGCAGGCTGGCATCGTCCAGCAGCGTCACGCGGTCGGCCCGCCGCACATAGTATTGCTGCCGGGCATTGGTCACGCCGTTGATGATGTTGCCAAGGCTGCTCACACGCGACACGGCACGCAGCGGCCCGCCGTCTACGTCCAGAAACCGCTCCGACCCCGGGCCGACGAAATGGTTGCCCGACAGCAGAATGTCGCTGATCGCCAGCGCCTGCATCTTGGCCTGCGTCGGCGCATCCCCGGCATCGCCCCGGTTGTTGTAGCGGATGCGCGCGAACACCCCGCAGTTCAGAGCGTGGTTGGCGATGATCGACACATGGCTGCACGGGGCCTGAATGTCGAAGGCCTGATCCTCGCTCGGAAAGCCTTCGGCCCGGTTGCCGAGGAACAGGATCTTCGATCCGCCCGCCAGATGCACCGGATTGCCCACGCGGAACGCGGCCTTCACATCCACATCGGCGGCCTTCTCCGGCCCCCAGCGCGCGACATTCCCGATATAGACCGACCCCAGTTCACCCCCGCCATGCGCGTCAAAATCGCTGTTCAGGCAGTTGGCGCTGATGTTGCCGCCGATCAGGTTGTTGCAGGCGCCCTTGAACTCCAAGACCGCATGGCGCGTGCCGTCAAAGTAGCTGTTGGTGACAGAGCAGAACCGCGCCCCGTCATAAAGCGCCACACCATAGCCGTCGCCACCGCCCGAATAGGCGGGCTGTTCCACATGCGCCCGATCCACATAGCAGCCGATGCAACCTTCGCCCACGCGGAAGCCCTGCGCGAGCTGGCCGATGAACGCGCCCTCGCCACCTGCGCGCGCACATGGCTGTTCTTCTCGTCGATGTTCAGCTTCAGCAGGTCCAGATCGTCAACCATCGTGGGAACATAGTGATCCGTCATGCTGGCGGTCACGGTGTTGTGGTCGGGGGTCTGGAACGTGTGCTGCGCCCGGCGGGCCTTGGTCTGCGTGGTCAGGTGGCCGAACCGCTGCCAGTGTACCGATTTGGCCTGCACCGTGCCCTTGCGGGTCATGTTTTGCAGACGAGAACCCATCTGCCGGTAATCAAGGTGAACCTGGGCGTTGTATTCTTCCACAAACGCCTGATCAATATCGGGCATGATGCCACTCCGTTGCTTTCAGGGGGAACGGGTGTTCCTCGGACTGATCGCAGCGGGTGTTCCTTGCGGGGCCGCTTATTCAGGCGTCGGGGCCGTGGAACGGGCGCGTGTCCAGAATGTCACAAGCCCGCATTCACCCTGCTGTGCTTCACCCGCCGGAAAGTCAAAGCCCAAATGCGCCAGCCAGCGGCGGCGCGTCGCCATGCCCTGAGGCAGCACATTGCCCATGCGGGGAAACTCGGCCTGCTTCATGGCGATGAACCGGGCGCAAAGCCGGGTCATCATCCGCCATTCGGCATCGGCAAGCCTTGTGCCCAGAAACCAGATCGCCGCTACGCCCGGGGCCAGCGGGTTTGCCCCGCCCATGCCGATCAGGCCCCGGTCGCTGTCCATCGCCCAATGCGGATGCGACGGCCAGGCCTTCACCAGATCGCCCGCAATGGTCCAGCCCGGGTGCCAACGCCCGGTCGCCCGCGCGTTGAAGGTGCATTCGCGCACATCGGAAGGCCGCATGTCCCGGATCAGCCGGTGAAGATCCTCCCGGGTCGCTGGGCGCAACCAGCCGTTCATTTCTTCTGCCGCGCCGCAAAATCGGCCCAGGCCTTGCGCACCTTGGCGGTATAAGCATCATCGGTGCCGAACTTCGGATCGGCCTGCATCGTGCGGATGTCCTCGCGCGTCAGTGCGGGGTTGGCGTCGTTGCCGTCGCCCGGCGCAAAGCCGCTTTCCGCGCTGACCCCCATGATATGCTCGATGAAGGCCACGCCGTCCGCCGTGGTCATCACCCGCCTGACCTGCCCGAAATGCGCCTTGTCCACATTGGCGCCGATCCAGCGGTTGACGCGCGCCACCCTTTCATCCGCCGATTTGCCCAGCTTTTCCTTCTCGGCGGCGTGGTTCGCCACGGTCTGCCCATGCACATCGCGCACCAGCTCGTGAAAGCCTTCGGGGCTGACATTGTGCTTCTTGGCCCAGGCGCGCAGGCTCTGATCCACGGCTTCCGCCGGAGGCTCGAACCCTTCGGGATAGGCATAGCCGGTCACATCATCCGGCACGCCGATGCTCTTGGCGTATTCCGCCCCGGCCTCGGCCAGCACTTCAGCGCGCACCTCGTCGCGCAGAAGATCGGTCTTTTTCGAGAAGCGGCCATAGAGCTCGCGGTAGGCTTTCGCCTGATCCTCGGCAGTCGTGTATTTGTCCAGCAGCCATTCGGGCCGGTCTGCCGCACCGCCGGGCTGCGTGTCGTCACCGCCGCCCGCCGCCGTATCATCGCCCGCGCCGCCGGGCTGGGTATCATCGCCGCCGCCCGCCTGCGTGTCCGCGCCCGCGGCCTCGTCAAAAAAGCCAGCCCCGCCCGCGCCGCCATCCGCAGGGGCCATCACCAGCGCGCTTGTGCCCAAAAGGGCCATCATCAATCGGTTCATCTGTCGTCCTCGTCTTCTGGTTGGTCACTCTGCGGGTTTCAGGCGGGCCAGGATGATGCCGAACAGGCGGCGCATCCCTTCCTGCATCCGCAATTCCTGATCGGTGGCACTGGCGGGCAGCACCACGTTGACGGTGATCGAGCGCAGGTAATCCAGCACCAGATCGCCCGGCGGGCCGGACAAAGCTGCTTGAAACGCACCGTTTATGCGTGCTTCGGCATCTTCTGTGCGCAGATGTCCATCCGGCGATGCTGCCACGCGCGCACGCAGCTCACGCACCCGCCGGTCCACGATGTCCTCCAGCCCCTCGCTTCTCATCGGCCCATGGCCCCCTGTCCCTGCGCCTCGGCGGCCTGCTGCATCTTCATCATGTCCTCTGACTGCTTCTGCATCGCCGCCGCGATTTCCGGGGCAGAGGCGAACAGGTCTTCCGACAGGCCCGAACGCTGGGTCAGCCAGGGCACAAGCTTTTCCAGCTTGAAGGCGGCAGCGGCGGTCTGCGGCCCGTAGACCCCGGCCATGATCTGATGATGCTGGACCAGCCGCTGCATTTCCCGGCCATGCTGGGCCACGGCCAGCGGCGAGACGGCGACGATCGACACGGCGCGGTTGCGCTGCACCGGCATCTGAATGTCGCCCCGCTTTTGCAGGATGTGCAGCACGCGCCACATGTAGGGCAGCAGCAGTTCGTAATAGAGCCGCGAATAGCCCGCGGTGGAACGGTGGGCCAGGTCGGCCATGCGTTCGGCCACTTCGGTCGCGGTCGCAGGCGTCTTGTTCGGGTCCGACAGCATGTCGTTGAACAGCGCCCGCTTGATGTTCAGCCGCTGGTCGCCCAGCACCACATCCTGCATGTTGAAACTGCCGGTGGCGGCATTGACCGGCTCCAGCCCGTTGGTGCCGATTTCCTTGTTCAGAATGGTGCCCGGCAGCAGCGACACAGTGTCGGCGTTGATCGTGCCCTCGTTGTCGGTCTGGTAGATGCCGACGATGGACATGGCGGCGTTTTCCAGCACCATTTCCACCATCAGGTTCGTCGTGCGGATCGCCGCCAGCGCGTTGAGGATCGGGCCCCGGCCCCAGACCTCGCCCGCCGTGGTTGCCCAGCGGTGCGTGATGAACGGGTTCGACCCCATGCCCTGCATGGTCCGCTCCACAATGATTTCGTCGTGATCCTCGACCATGACGATGTGATGCGTGGCCTTGTCGTCGTCACCCCATTCCTCCCGCGTGTATTCCACCACGGTCAGTTCCTTGTCGGCCTCGTTCAGCACGGTGTTGGCCGTCTTGCCCTCGATCCGCGCGCCGCGATACTTGCCCGCGAGATCCTTGGCCTTGCACTTCGACACGCGGAAGATCCCGCCCACGGCGTCATTGGCGCCGCGTTCCAGATAGATTTCCGTGATCGACAGGGCGCGGTGCATCAGGCTTTGGCCGCCGCGGCCTTCCTCCACCAGCAGCGTGCCGGTGGAAATGCCCATGTCATAAATGCTTTCCGAAACCTCCTGGCTGAAGTTGCTGGCCCAGATTTCCTCGAAGGCAAACTCGCAAATCTCGTCCAGATCGCGGTTGATCGCCTTGCGGTCCTTGGCATCGACAAGGCTGGAGGCTTGCAGCTTCAGGAAGTTGGTAAAGGGCGGCATCAGACCGGCCTGCATGCGGCTGGCAAACTCGGCCACCGCGTTGACGCCGGTTTCGTCGAAAATATCCTCGCCCGCATCCCGGCCTTCAACCTGATGGAAACGCTTGCGCAGCGGCATGGTCAGCCGGATCGCGTCGTCAAACATCGGTTCGCGCAAGGCGCGGTCGGCCTTGGCCAGCGCCAGTTTCTTCTTGATCGTGCCCGTGTCCATCATGCCCCCGCGAAGAAGGAGCGCGGCGAGAAGGGCGAGGCCCCATAATCGCCCTGCGCAGCCAGACCCGCGCGGCGCGTGTCAAAATCCTCGCTGCGCGCCTTGCGATTCTCGATGCTGGCAAGACGGCGCTGTTCGTTGGCCTCGTCTTTGGCGGTACGGGCCGCGCGCTTGCGGTCCTTCTTCGCGCCAAGGGCACCCGCCACACCCGCGCCCGCAGAGGCGACAGAGCCCGCGACAATCAGACTGATAGGATCACACATGCAAAACCGCCCTTCGATCTGGAAGGACGGTTCGCTTCTGCGGAATCTACGTCAACCCCGCAGCCCCCGGCTGATGAGCGTGGATTGCCGGGCCAGCTTGCGGTTCGATCCGCCCCGGTTGAACAGGTTCTGCTGCCGATTGGCCTGCACTGACTGGCGCTGCGCCGCGTCCCCGGTCCTGACCAGCTTGCGGCCATAACCCATGCGCACGGCCATATACTGCTCGGCATCCGAGACGTGGGAGAAGATCGACTTCTTGTCCACTTCCTCCCGGTCTTTCAGAAAGGCATAGCCGCCCTTCTTGGCGTTCAGCAGATAGGTGCAAGCGGGGCTGAGAAGATAGGCGGGCCGCCCGTCCACCATCGTGTTCAACTGCGTCTGGATCGCGCCGGTGCGGATGATCGGGTCGTTCGTCCAGCAGGGCTGCGCCTTGACGCCCTCGGCGGCCAGCACCTGATAGGAGGTCAGCCCATCGGTGCCCGCCCGCCCTTCGCCCGCCGGATCGCCGGTGATGACCACCTTGAACTGCGCATAGTGCTTGGCGATGTGCTTTTTCAGCAGCTTGGCGAAGTCTTTCGCATGCATGTCGCGCGTCACCAGTTCGTCAAACACCCGCACCTGGCCGCGAAGATCCTGCCCGAAGGCCGCAGCCGGGGTCAGGCCGAAGTCCACGCCCACATGGATCGTCTCGTTCGGCACAGGACCGAAGGCTTCCTTCGCCACATGCAGCACCTCGTTGAAGCCCTGATAGACCGGGCGGCCCTTGAACAGCCGGCCGATCTGGTTTTGCAGCATGTTCCTGATCCAGTCGCGGGTCTGCCCATGCAGCAGCCCGGTGTAATAGGTCTGGTCGGTGTATTTGCCGTTCTCCCGGTTGGGGTTCAGGTCATAGCCCTGCAACACGCCATCCGGCCCCATGCGGTCGAAGAGCGCGGGCGGCTGGGTGAAGAACGTCCAGCCTTCGGGCCGGATCAGCGTCAGCCGGTCCTCTTCGCCCATCCATTCCGGCGGCTCTGCCTGCCCAGACATGATCGCCCACCAGTGTTCCTCGTCCGGCGCGTTGGTGTCCATGATGACGCAGGCCCGCGTCGGCCCGCCCTCGATCATGCGCGGATAGCGTTTCACCCGGCTGATCGCCGCCGTGACGATTTCGCGCGACAATTCCCGCGCCTCGTTCAGCCAGATGAAGGTGAACTCGAAGGACAGAAGCTTGCGCACGTCCTCGTCGCGGTCTAGCGCCAGAAACCACACCTCTGCCTCAAGGTCGATTTCCGGCAGGCGGATGGTCTGGCGAAAGGGTGCCCGCCAGCGCACCGGCCCGAACACGTTCTCCGGCAGCCATTCCAGCCAGGTCTTCATCGTGGTGGTTTCCAGCTGCGGCGTCGTGTTGCGGATCACCCCCACACGCACTTTGCGCGGCCCCGTGCGCAGGCCGGTTTCCATATTGATCGCGCGTTCCTGCCCCAGCATCAGCCGCAGGCATTCCATGACGCAGGCGGCAGATTTCCCCGAGCCAATCGGCCCTTGCAGCCCGCGCACGAGAGACCGGTCGCGCATGAAGTCGATGAGCGTCTGGCCGTCTGGCGTGTAGTTGATCGCCACCATCTCAGCGCACCTTGTTCCGCCGGGCGTTCAGCCGCACCCGTGCCAGCTCTTTCTTCTGCGGCTCCGTCAGCGTGCGCAGCACCTTCTGCGGGCTTCCGCGCCGCACCTCGACCACGCCGCCGGGGCCCTTCAGGCACCAGTAGCCGTCCAGGTCAAACCAGCCGCTGCCCACCTTGAACAGGCATCCACGCGGGATGCGGTCGATCAGCACGTTGATCGTCAGCCCCAGCGCGCCCCGGTTGTCCAGTGTTGGCGCCAGTTTCCGATGTTCCGGCTGCTGGGGAGTGGCGATGCGCACCGGAGCCAGCCGGTCGCCCTTCCCGGCCCGGGACGGTGGCTTGTAGGAAGGTTGCGGCGTCGCCGCTGCGCGGCCTGCGGGTTTCTGGAAAAACGTGTCGCTCATGGCCTTCCCTCCGAAGCATGGCCCGCGAACGGGCTTCAGCTTTCGGGATGTGCTTCTCGCGGGCCGGGGGCTAGGGTTGTTGCTGAGACGAGGGGCGTTTGTCGGCTATGCGGGACGAAGCGGTCGGTCTGTGTTCAAGGGGCTTGCACAAAAATAGCGCCTCTGCCCTGCGGTTCAGAAAAGAGAACGATGACCACTTCCTCATCCGGAGATGCAAAGTAGGCTCCCGGCATCTTGTCGAACAGCAGAGCATCTGCGTTTGCGGTAAGTTTCTTTAGGCAATCCTTCCCATCAAGCAGTGTCGCGCCGATTCCGACAGTTCGAACGCCCCGCTTCTTATGAAAATCATTCATGGATTCGTGGTGAGACCATGCCCAGTTCTCCGCAAAACGCCCGGTTAAACTTACCGCTTCTTCCGCAAGGCCAGGTGAAACTTGGAAAATCGCGACTGCGGGTCCAAAACCAAGAAAAGCTGTACAGCTTGTCTCTATCTTCACCTCTCCATCTGAGGAAAGTGCGCGCGCCAAGATGTCCAAAAGATGGCCTTCTTGCGTACAGCCGCCCAAAAGAAGCGCATTTACTGAGATCGCCAGCAGACGACTAAGTGGCATGGTTTTCCTCTGAGTGATGAGGCATCGTGAGACATATTTTTAGCCGCAGGTCAACGTCGGCTTTGGGCTTAGGCTGTGTGGAAACTCCTGCACCAACCGCCACCAGCGATGTGAGGGGTTCGCAGCAGGTCTTTTTGCCTGCTTGGGTTCATGCTACCCGCCAGTGGCTCTCATATCAGGCC